GTCGCCACTGAATCGGACCCCATCGATCTCAAATTTGAGGTCGCCGTCCTTACAGTACCCACGGCCAGTGTTGCTAATTTGTGCTTGCAACAGGGCCTCCAGTTTAGGGTCATTTCTAAACATCCGCAGATAGACACGATGCTCAAACCTCAGTGCCGAGGAAGAGACATGCATATCGAACTTCTTCGCATCTAGACCTACACAAGCGGGGCGCGCGAAACGCTCCCACTTGGTTTGCAAAATTCGAGCCGTCTGTTGGACGTTGAACCCCTTAATGACCGTTGGTCCACTGCCGTGGTGGTGATCGTTAAAGGTTTTTGCAATACTTCGGTAGATTCTGTGTTCTATCTGTTTAACATACTTACCAACGAGTATGTTATACCTTGGGTCCCGCGGTTGGATCGCCCGCGGGGCCTTGCCAAGATTCGCCTTCTCAAACTTGGCGAACACCACACTCCTTTTATCTCGCTTGAGGAGTTGGGGTTCTCGCACGAGGTCCAACCTGGCCCTCTCGTACATCTCTCTTTTCGCACCCGAGTAGTACGCAACCACTTCAATCGCAGTTTGCGGCTCCCAGTAACGGCCGCTGTATTTATCCAACCGTCTTGCGAACGGTTCCATTTCGTCCCACTCAGCATCCGTAGATCCGAGGGCGGGTAGGAACTCACCATTCACTTCACAACAAAAAACGCGCTCCAACAAAGCACGCTCCAACACATTAATCGTAGAGTTATGAACTCCAAGCTCGTGGGACTGGCCGAGACCAGTAACTTGTATCCACTTGCGAGGAGCCACATATGCCCCATTACGTCGTACGGTTAGCTTCGGGTGGGACAGGATTTGGCTCCTGCTATCCGCCCCGCGTACGCGCAATAGGCACCCTCAAACGACGGGGGTGGCAACGGTATGGCCGGTATAAACCAGCCGCTGCCACCATGAAGACCCTTGAAGGTCATAGGCCCGCCACGTTGCCGCAGCAGACCAATGAAGAGCCTGACCCCGGGCGACCAAGTCGCCACCATGTGGGATGAAGAACAAATTCAGCGCTAGGCTGACGTTCGCATCCACTGCCGCCACGCGCAGCGCCCCATTACGGAGCTGTTTGCGCATGTGATGACCTACC